ATTCAACTATCCAAGTATCAAATGTGGCAGATTCGCGTACTACTATTTTTTTAAAATTAGCGCTATCATAATCAAGAGTCCAATTTTGAGAACTATCAGTTGAGTCTGGCGCTAAGAGTGTAATTGTGCTTTTGCCAGAATCAAAACTTAATGGAGTATTAATATTTATTGTTGACGAATCAAATGTATATCCATTTGGAAAACCTGGTTTGCGCGGTCTTGGGAATGGGAAAAGATTACGTGGACCATGTACAACGCCGATATATGCGCTATCTCTAACTGTAAATCCAAAATTAAAGACCGGTACAAAACTACCTATACTATCAGTGCTATCATTAAAGAATGTACGGAAGCTGCTATCGCTTACCATCCATCGACCGACGTCTAAATCAATACCAGAAAAATTTCGTATATAACCGCTGTCAATCGTAATTCCGGTATTAAAAACCGGCCCACCTTCAAAAGACGGTGTATAAAAATTACTGTCTAGACTATCTCTTACAATAGTTGCTGATGTAGAACTCAGATCAGAGTCTACTGGAATGAATAGCCCTTGTATTGTAAATCTTTTAAATACTGCACTATCTGCAACAAGAACTCGCTCAAAGCGTAATGTTGAAAATTCTAAACTGCTATCTACACTATCATTACTATCTAAAATTTCTTGGCCAAACATGGCCACTCTACATTTTTCTAGTTCACTATGTAACCATTCTGCAGCAGCTACAGCTGACTGATTTGCAAGTCCACCGTTTTCGGTGTACTCGTTATCTTCAAAACCGCCTAAGTAGCTTCTTGTGCCTTTATAATTTCTTTTATTAAGGTCATCTAGATCACCAAGCCACTCATCCATTTGATTAATCTTATTAATCGTAGCAACGAGCGTATTGCTCATATTAAATATTACTTTACGCGCCATTGAGTTTATCCACGATTAAATTAAGTATATTTTTTATATCATTAACATCTTTTTTAAGATCTTCAATTTCTTGCTTATCTTGTATTTTCTTAAGCTTCCTGGCACGCGCTTGTTCTGTTGCGTTTTTATCTACATTCATAATTGCGTGTGTATTTCTATCTCTTACTAGACCGGCCGCACCTTCAACTTTTATATAATCAATCATTATTATACACTCAATGCAATAACTCTAAGATCCTTTATGATTGGTGATCTGCCTCTATTTACTGAGTTCAATACAATTTTTAATTGAAATGTTGTAAAATCAGGAAGCTCGCCACCTAAATTACCTACAAGATATTGATACTCTCTAAATACGAATCCTGCATTATCGATTGGGTTATTGCTCGTTGTAGGAGCCAATACCCAGTTAATAGTTTCAATATCAACACCTTCTTCACATGTTCTTGTATATAAATCAAAAGAAGTACCGCTAGGTCTATGAGCATCTAATATAATTTTAAGACCAACTGCTGGTTCTACTACTGTAATTTTTCTAGTAATATGCTTTGATGCAGATGATCCTCCTGAAGGTTGTGTTTCAGAAATATAATTTAGTGGAACATTAAAACCAACGGTTGCAGCAGAATCTTGATTATCAATAATTGCATCAATCAATGTCATTGAAGCCCTTTGCATATCTAGCATAGGTGCCACATAAGAATCACTAGTAGTGAAGACAACTTCTTGTTCTAGCGATTTTACACCAGCACCAAGATTGGCAACTTCCAATTCATTGTTAGCAACAACGTTAGCCTTGGTTGTATATACACTTCGTTGAACCTTAGACATTTTAAAATCTACATCTTTTTGATACGCTGTTTCAGTACCTGCAAAGGATTTGCTAGATGTTGCTTTAATAGCAGCAAATGTAGATGTTTTATCTGGTACTAATAGCTGAATATTATTATAGTAAGTTGACCAAGGGATATTTTTAGTTGCTAAAACATTAAATCCACCACCTATACCGGCACTATCAGCAGCAGAATCGGCAGTAATTTCATATCCAGTCCAATCTACAGCAGTAATGTTTTTTGATGCACCCATAATACTGGTAGTACGCATACCACCAATAAGTGCAGCTGAATCCATACCTCTAATTGTTACATCATCATTTATGACGAATCCATGACCAACGTCAGCAATTCTTACAGTTGAACTTCCAGCAAACGTTTGTATAGGATCAGCATTTAAAAGTTTCTGTGGAACTGATGTATTTTTAAGAGCAACTTTACCGAGATCTCCCGTGTTAAATGCTGCTCTATGAATTTCGAAAGTTAAATCTTGATCTTGTGCTGCAGTAAATGAGCCACCATTTGCAGAGTAGAAAATATTGCCGACCGCAGGATTCTTTGCCACTCTTCCAGCAGTTGTTCCAGTTAGAAATTCATCAATTTGGGCAATCCAAATTTGACAATCCGGAGAGTTTGACATTACAACAAATGCGTAATCATTTAAACCCTGTAAAAATACTGGCTCTTCAAATACAAAAGATGTTACGGCAGTTGCATCATCGGAAAGATTAATATTTGATCCATTCACATATACAACACCTTGAGGAATTATCTCAGAATTAGATGGAATTCCATTTATCATAGGCCTTAATTGTAAACAAACGGGACTAGATGTATTTCTAGATTTAAAGTAAAGATCGATTTTTGTAACATAAATCCCGCACGCTTCCTCAACATTAAAGGATTGTGCTATAGGGTTTCTATTAATTCGATAGCCTAGGGAAGTTGCCATTATCTTTGCTCCGCTGTATTGTCAATATATTTATTTTTCAAAATAGATACCATATCTTTATATGTGGTATAAGCATTTTCATAATTTTTTTCGTCTATATAAATGACAGCCTTTTGAATTTGATCATCAATCCATTGCCATTCATTATCATCAGTTATCGCTTCTACGAGAATCGGTGCAATGACATAGTATTCTTGTACTTCTACTTTTTTGTTTGCCATATATTCGTCTCTAAATTTACGCAATTTAGTCAAGGTTGGGCCATCATCAGCTTCGCCTCTTCTTTCCACAACAGCTGTAGTAATAAAGCAATTTGATGCGCCGGCGCTGCTACTAGTGCCAGTATCATGGAATCCATGATTATAACCATCTGTTGGTGCATTATGCGTCCAAGTATTGCCACCATCATATGAAGTATAGCCTGGACCGGAGGTATCATTACCTCCGCCACCGCCGCCGCCACCGCCGGAATATTTCTTGGTTGTGGTTCGAATGTGTTCTACATTTAGAACTCTTGTCGATTTAATTGTTTGATCAATTGTATCTAGATAGCCACTAGAAGTATACAGTGCTCTCGCAATTGTACCCGAAGATTTTTCATCATCAGCACTAATATCTAATATTTTAAACTGTTGTGCTCCAGTTCTAAATCTTTGAGCAGAGCTATTTGGAATAAAGAACGAGCCTTCAACTGCACCATTGGCATCAGTAAGAATTTCTGTTATACCTTCTGGGTGCGAAGTTGCATTATTATGTTTATTACCATAATCAGTTGGATCATCTGAGACTCTAGTGAATGTTTCTTCTCTCACCCAATTATCAACTCTTGTATTAGCAAAATATATCCAGACCTTAGAACTAGGTCTTAGGCCTTGCGCTTTAAAGTATACTTTCTTTGATCTCATGAATGGAATAAGAGCAATATCAATCACCTTTTCATCAATTACTTCTAATAATGTTTCTTCTGAAACAACCTTATTTACATTAGCAATAATCTTTGATGAGGTAGATTCATCTTTTTTATTTGTTGTTGCGCCTACTTGTAAATCATTAATTGATGTGCCACCCCAGTTCCATTCCCAGTTGTTCCAAAGATATGCCTGTTTAGTATCAAGCTTTGAACCGCCATCAATGATCTTTTTGGCTCTAATATTAACTTCTCTCCATTCATCAGATGACGGAGATAATTCAATATCTCCATGATAAACAACTGCTTCAAATGGATTAATTCTGATATGCTTAGTTGCCTGAGTTTGTTTTGCGTAAGAAACTTCAGAATGTCTAAGATAGATATTGTCACCCTTTTTCACAACATTAAGTGATGCATCTGAATCATAAACTAACTTAATATTATCTTCATTAAACTGTGGAGCTAAAAATCCTAGTTTAGGATCAATTGACGCTCTATAGTCTTCTACATCTAAATCACTAAATAATTGAGTTGAAAAATTATCAACAAAGAATCCAGACTTTGTTCTGTCTAAACCATTAGAATCAAGAACTGCAAAGTTTTTTGTATCAATTTCAAGTAAATTTAAAGCAGTCAGTTCTTCAATCTTATCAACCCTTTGTTCAATCTTGCCAATATCCTTCATTGTATATCTACGATGATCAATTTTAGACATAGACAAATCAGAATCATTTAATGTATTCGCATTAAGTTCTATATTATATAGTGGCATCTGGCCAACTGGTACATATGGTGGTTGCGGTTGAAATGCCGGCAATCCTAATCTTAATTGCACATCGCCTTCACCGTTAAGAGTGAGTATTCCACGTTGTGGTAAATAATAATCAACATCTGCCACAACCGTGTCATTTACTTGAGGTAATTCGTGGATTCTAGCGCCATCACTAGTTGTAATAAAATCTTCATCTGAGTCTTTTACCGATCTAAAATCTATAACATTTCTTAGACTTACTCTTTCGCCAGTAGTTTTTCTAAATGAAGGAATATCAGCATAATCTATTTGTCCAGTGTAAGAGTTAATAGCAAAGAAATCTCCATTAGCACCGTGATTAAAATATTGGTATCTTACAAATACAGTATTTGGTGCTGACATGCCTGGCTTTAATTTTAATTTACCGTGAGCATAAAAATTATCTCTTTGTCCATTGTCTATTTCATATCTATTTTTTAGGTCGATGCCATCAGAATCATCTTCTCTTATTCTTAGAACTTTAAAAATATCCGGTTTTTCTAAACCTACAGATCCATCAGCTGAAGCGGGGCCTTTAGTCAAAGTTGTTTCAGTTAGAGTTTTACTTCTAACGACACCAATAGATTTATTTACATATGCTAAAATTTCAACAGTAGAGCTTGTAGGTAATCCTGTAAAGTTAGCAGCAACTTGACCGGCAGGAGATGAACTAAATGTCAAACCTGTTGTAATAATATTTGTACCAGCTTTTGCAACAACCCAATCATTCTCATTTGCAAATGTTTCACCAGTTGCAGTTAATGAAATAGTTGCAGTTCCAGTACCACTTGTTGTTACTTGAAATCTTCTTTGTGTTTGTAAAGCAATATCATCTAAAGCCTTTGGCCTAGTTTGTGGTAATGTAAATAGAAGATTGTTTTTTCTAACGTCTCTTAATTCTGTTTTACCGCCAGGTCTGTATAGGTTAAAATAATCACTGACACCTGTACCAACACTCATTGCATCTCTAAAGTTTTTGGTTGCATTCATTTGAATATCGAAAAGATAAAATCTATAAAGATTTCCAGCATCTTCAGACACAGATCTTACTCTACATGTACCTATTGAAATACCACCGTGAGCTGCTGCAGATCTAATATTTAATTTAGCAAATGTATTAATGTTTGGTAGACCTTTAGTGTTAGAGGCAGTGCCTGCATCAACTAAAACATAGTTACCAAATCCAACGGGTGTTACCTCATTTTCTATTTCAGCAGTAGAAAATGGCTTTGTAATTCTATCAGTATAAGGCACATAAAGCTTTGTTCTATATCCGCCAATAACTGCAATGCCCGGACTAAGATTAAGAATTAAATTATCTTTATCAGAATCTTCTTCAAATGTCAATTTAAAAGGTTTTACGAGATAATCGCCAGAATTTTCTTTAATTCTAGTTGCAATAAAATCATTAACTACATTATAAGAATTATCAGCATCAATTACTTTTGAAATAACACCTTCAGTAATATTAGCAAGTGGGATAAAATTTTCATTAGATATAATTTTATCTTGTGTTGTTAATGTAAGCGTAATTTTAAGTCGATCAGCTCCTGGAGATGAAACGTTCGGCACAGCGCCTTGATTATCATAAAGAGCAGTGTCATCGTCAACAGTGGCAATTGTCTCATCAATTTTATAACCAACTGTCTTGGTAACGGTATCACTAAATTTAGAAACAATATGACTTTGTTTTTCAGTAAATACAAAAAACCCTTTTGCAAAATAAACACCGGCATCAATTGAATATCTTACACCTCTGCCGACTGCAGGATTATCATCTGTATTTGTTTCTTGCACTCTAAGTGTTGTTGCACCATTTGTAATCGTTTCTCCTGGCGTAAATCTTACAGTTATAGCACCGGCAAGAGCGGTAGGAGCATTTGTATAAGCAATATAAATTGCTGCAGGGTCACCATCCTCGGCATCAATAACCTCAATAATTCTTGCTGTAACACCTGAAATGTTTCCGGTAAATACTGTACCGACAAGTGAACCGAAGCCATTAGGAAGCGCGTACTGTGTAGTAATAAGCTTTGCAAATTCATATGAGTTATTTAAGACTGATTCACCAGGTTTTACAACGCCTCCTTCTTTGAAGACATTATTACCAAATTTGGTAATCTGCTGTTGCAGTATTGTTTGCATCTGTGTAAGTTCACGAGCTTGCAAAGGTCTGCCGCTATTAAACAAGATTCGATAGTAACCATCGCTGTCGGCAAAATCATCTTTATATGTGTTACTTAGAACCCGTGAATTGAGTTTACTTGACATATTCTAATCCTTAAAATTGAATAATAACTTTAACGTCTTCATTTTGTGCAATGCTTCTATCAACCGGAGATCTGTTATCAATAAACAATACTTCACCAGTTGAAGGTAATACTTCTGGTAATATAGCTGCTGAATCTACTGTTCCTTCACCGGCTCCATTTGTTTCTTCAATTAATTCTCCTGGTTGAAAAGCTACAAAACCAGTGGCATTCGTTTGGTGATAATATAGAATATCTGAATCTACTTCATCTATATATGCTTCTGCTAAAGTAGTTGCACCACGAATAATTTTATCTGCAGTAAATTGTGTAATAATCGCGCCAAGTTTCATAGACTTAAGCGCATTACCCGTTGTTTCTGTAAAGATTGAACCTGAATTACTTTGTATATCTCTTATTAAACCGACTTGTCTAAAATCTTGATTTACAATAAAGTCACTATCAGTTCCCTTTAGTTCTGCATGGAACATGACCGATGCTGATTTAAGATCTTCGCGTGGATCACGGCCAATACCAGAATCAGGTCCGAGTACTGCTCGTGCTGTAGCATTAAGTGTTGCACCTCCACCAGTAATTGAAATCGTGGGATTCGTATAACCCGAGCCATGCCCTGCAACATCACCGTTTGTACTATCATCCATACGAATACGAACAACTTGTCCCGTTGCTGAATCAATAGTAATATTAAAACTAGCATTGTTTCCATTAGGATCTGTAATTGTTGCAGTTGGAACACTCGTATAACCTGCTCCACCGTCTGTTACAATAATACTTAATATTTCACCGGGTGTTGCCGCATTTTGTACGGCGGCTTGTTTAAGCTGAATACCAGTTGAATTAGAATCAGTTGTGTCTTGTAAAAGTGTAGGCATAAAATTTGCTGATAAGAAATTATTTGCTCTTTCAGCACTAATTGTAAATAGGAATTTCCATACGTAACCATCAGCTTCTCTACGAGAATCAAGATTAGCATGAGTAGGTTGCTCAATAGAAGGACTTGCTGCGCCAGTAGCATCACGTCCAGTTTCTAAACAGACATAGACTTGACGTGATTCATTCATTATATAATACGGCAGTGTAGGATATCCTCCTTGCTGATCATCATACTGTGAGTAAATTCTACCAGATGACCATGTATTACGTGGAACAACGAGTGATGTAGCTTCAACTTTCTTTACAGACTGTAAGCTATTTCTAAATGCCTCAGTAGTAGTTGGAGTGTTAGTAGGTGTTGGGACCGTATCTGAAGAATCCCACTGCTCTGATCGTCCTATACCAATATAATACTTTCTTGTATCATTAGTAAATTGATCAAAGAAGTCCTGTGCAATTTGTCTTCTTAGTGCGTCTGTTACAATCGCTGGCATTTTCTATATCCTATTAAGTACTAATTTGATTTCCAAGTGCAATTCTTCTGTAATATCCCGCATCACTGTCGTAGACTGCAAGACAAGGTGCACCGGAATTACCGTTATTAACAAAAATTGTATTGCCATGTGGCACACTGTTTGGTACAGTATTTACTTCATAATTTCTAAAATCAATTTCTACTGCTTTGGCTCTTACATAATCAGAATCAACTGTTGCTTGAACATCCGAATCAGTAAATGCTGCTCTAGGTAGTGCAAACCAGCCATCGCTATCTTTAAAGTTAAAATCTTTTGTTGCGCTATTGTAGTGAACTGTACCTTGACCGACAGAGCCACTATTAGTTGAATTATGACCGAGCTGTATATAACCCGCAGGAGTATTCGAATCTCCGATTCTAATTTGTGGTGCGTTTTGGCTAAAGTGTACATAACCAAGACCATCAATTGTGCCAAAATTAAACTTAGGCGATCTTAGATTTACACTACTAGAATCTACAATTGAGTTACCTTTAAGGTCCATAGAATTTTCGACCTTAATATTTGCTTCAATTGGTCGACCAAATGTAATATTACTTCCATCATTTTTAATTGTAGTATCACCTAAGTGAATAGTTGAGCCACTTAAATATAAGTCTTTCCATTTACGAGCAGAATCGCCTAGATCATACGCGCTATCAATTGAAGGTACAACGTGACCAGCAATGGCTGTTAATTTTGTAAAGAGTGCAGAATCAGTACCGGCAAGTTGTCTAGCCTGAACATATGCAGAATCAATAAGAACAATGGCTTCAGCCGAATCAATTGAATTAGCTTGAACAATAAGTAGTGTGGCACCTGAATCCTGTGCAACACCAGTTCTTAATGCAATATAATCTGAATCAACTGTAGTATTAATAATATTAATTGTAGCTGCATTTACAACTGCACTAATATTTGTATCTAGAACTAGAGTTCCACTTGAATCGGGTAGGTTGATCGTATTATCTTTAGTAGGATTAATAACGCTTAGTGTAGTTTCAAAAGAATCTGCTGTACCTTCAAATATAACTTCATTACTATCAAAGGTAACACCTAAATTAGCAGCAGCACCAGAAGTAACTTGCAGAGTTCTTACATCAGTGTAAAGTTCATCGAAATTATCGTTTATCTTATTGCCAGCAGTGCGTAAATCGTCACCGGTACCGTCATTACCAGTACTTCCGACATTAATAGTTTGCTTACCCATATTAAATCCTACAAATTGAATTATTGTTATTTATATAGTTTCTATAGCCCTGGAGTAACATAGTTGCCAATTACTGAACTGTTAAGGTTTTCTACATAACCAGGTTCTGCGTATGCTGCGCATACGACTTCATATTGTCTTAGATCCATTGTTTCATATTGATTATCAAAACTCATTACAGATGTATCCATAGTAATACCAGCTTTAGGGAACCCGCCCCATTCATCTAGATTACTATACCAAGTTGTAAAGTACTGCATGCTATTTGTCGCGCCACCGTAGAAATCGATAGTACGTAATGGATTCATTCTTTGTGGACAACCGTCAGAATCACCACCATCATCTGCAATAAGTATCGTTGCATCAGTCTCAGGTAAATATGTAAGTGCTGCTGATGCTATTATCTTTAACCCTGGATCTAAATCAGGGTTTGACGACGCCGTTGAAATAACAACTTGACCTTCGCCTTCAAGTACAGTTTGCGCACCTAAGAAAAATCCAGTAGGATGTACAAATCTGCGATAAAGTTGTTCCCACGTATTAAGTGATATAGGCGACTTAATCATTATTGACAGAATTTGGTATAATCTGCCATCAGTAAGAACAAATGCTTGCTCAGGCCCGATTGGATCAACTCCAACTTTTAATATAGATTCCTTTGGATATACTACTTCTACATTTTCTTGAAAGAAAGCTCTAAAGAAACCGTCTGCAGAATAAAGAGAACCTTTTACTCTAAAGAAATTACCAAAGTTTCTAAGCGCTTCTCTTGGAAATGTAAATTGAGTGTGTGATATTCCTAATGCAAGTTCATCAAATACAAAGTCAAGTCTTTTTAATGTAGCATCTTGCAAATCTCTTATTGTATTTAATTCAGCAACAGCACCGCCAAAGTTATCATCTGAATCTAAAAATTCGTAATAACCTTCTAGAAACTGTACTAGACTCGGATATGACTGCTGAAAATATTCAGGCAATGACTCTTGAACCAAGCTTTTTCTAAAGTTTGGATCGAACCTAAAATAATCTTTTTGCGTTTCGAAGGATGCCATTAGATACTAACTTGTAGATTTGGTGTCTGTCTGTCAATCCTTGCAGTTACCGAAGATCGATCAGTATCAAGCGCGAGGATATAATTTCTAAGTGGTTCAATCTTTGCATCACTTTGAGGTGTTATGTTTACTTTTAAAAATGATTTGCCGCTAACAATTTGACTTGGCTCGAATCCAATAAATGTTACTTTACCGTTTGCTGGGTTATAAGAACCTAGGTTATCAAGTAGAACATTTCCTTGTAAGTCAAAAATTTGTAAAACATTTGAAGATAATTTATTTTTAATTTGGGCCGGCAATCCATTAAATTCAATAGTATCCGATTGAACTCTATGAAAAACATCATCAGGCGATGCAATAGGTACAGGAAAATTTAACACAAAATTATTAGAAGCATTAACAACAACATTTTGTCTCATTTGCACTTTGATATTAATATCGTTAGATAAAATAGATTTATCTAGAGCATCAATTTCTGTTGTAAGATTTGATTTTCGAAACACTTGACCAAAATCTCTAAGAAAACTATTAAAGTAGGTTTTTATAAAGCCCATAATTTGAGTTTCCATGGCGCCAAGCGTAGTTCCCGTGAGACCTGGATCAAATTGTACATCATCGTTTAATTCAAGGAAGACATAGACAGGATCTACAAATTCTGGTTTAATTGACATAACCGCAAGATTTGTAGTATAGTTAGATACAATAGCATCTTTTACTGCC